TCACAATGGCGTATTCGATAATGGGATTCCTGAAAACGTCGCCGACAAAGGAAAGTTCAAGTTCCAACTGCTGCCGAGATCAGTGCTGGCGTTCCAGCCGGCCGGCATCGGCATCGCGGAAAAATTGTCGGTAACCGCGTTGCCGCGGCCAATTTGCTTAACACCATATGGATAAAACAGTTGGCATGCGCTGGGAGCGTTCCGCAGTGCGCTACTCAAAATGATTTGCAAATGAGTCGCGTCAACGCGTTGACAGGAAATCGCTGGTACGATCGTTCCATCATTGCCGGGGGTCCCGCCATCCATAACGGCAAAACCTATACCCGTTACGGCCCGCAGCGGAACAATCAGATCATTCCCGCTGTCATGAACGATCGTGATAACGAGTGTCGTGCTTGACTGCATATAGACATGCACGATGGAGGGGCCGCCCACTTTCGGCAGGACGGCTGGAAGAGCCGCTATTGAATCCGTATATCCACCGGCGGCGAGGCTCTGCGCTACGATAGGCGCAGCCAGCATGGCGAACCGTAAATTGTCAGCACTGTCTCGATGCGCAGAGTCCCCACCCGTCGCGATGCCCGTTGTAGGGTCCCACGATGACCCGCGAGGATTACTGTCGCTGGTCTGGGGATTGCCAACAATAACGTTTTGAACTGAACTAGACGCGATACTCTTGACGACCTGTCGATGCATTGTCATGCCATCCGCCGATCCGTAAGGTATGGCATTCCACCAGACCAGAGGAATTCGGTTGCTCGTGTCCCCTAGCATCGTCCGAAGCAAGGAAAGAAACCGGAGTGCAGCGGCCTGAAAAGTGGCGTACTCGCTGTATTGGCGGAGACTATCGGTCTCGTTCCACGGCCACACTATCGCGCAGAGGTCTGAAACATCCTCGGCCGGGAGGCCGGCCACCGCCTGCTGCACCGCCAAACCATCCGCTCCCAGCGACCAACCTGATGGATTGGAACCGTCTCCTGGATCCGTCAAGAAGCTACCTGGATATCCCGCACTCGTTACTACATAGATGCCATGTCCGCTTTGCATGGTATAGCTCGACGGGCTACCCGTGGTGGCGAGCACGTTATAGGCAAGGGCACCCAGATACCAGGCGATGCCTTGTGCCAATAGAGCGGCGGCCCCATCAGACAGCGAATAATTGATTGCATTCGACTGACCGTTTATTATCAGGAAAAGTCCCTTGCGAGTCCCGCGGATCCAACGGCTGGTATAAGTAATGAGAGCCGCAATTTCGCTATTCGATAAAGCCCTGTTCCATTCAGCAGCCTCGTGGAGCCAGCATTGGGCACCACCGTAAAGAGTGCCATCGTGCAGCAGAAGGACCGGTCCGGAGAGCGCCCCTGGCGACCACGGGACGGATTGCGCGACTTGCGTGTTATCAAGCCACAGATCGGCACCGGATGCCGGTGAATAGCGGATCACGATGGAATGTGTATGGCGTCGAGCCATATTCGAATTGACGACGATTTGACCGGCGCCGGGAAATAGAACGAGTCGGTTGGCCCCTCCATAACTGTCCACCTGCAGGATAGCGTGAGACCCGATGGTTAGCAGAGTTATGGGGTTTGCGTTAAATACGGTCCCTTGTCGCCAATTGGGTCGAGACCACACCAGATACCAGGTCCAACTTGATGTAGTGCTTGCAGTAGATACGGGCAATTGCCAGCCGGAACCCGGGTCAAGTGCGGGCTGTAGTAAGCCAGCGGTGGTGACGGGATAGCCGACACCACCCATTAAGCCTGAAAGGTGTGGCGAGCCCCGCGGCAAAACTGAACTCGTCGGGCTGTAGAATGGTACCAGATTCTGACTATTCCCGGATAAATCGGTGAGAGCACTTGCGGCCGAGTTCCAGACGGTCACGGGCGTGTTTCCAAGACCGAGCAGTCCGCCTGGAGAACTGGCATCCCACCAACCCGCCGCACCCGGGACAGTTTGGATCAATGTTGTTGAGGAGCCGCTCGGGTTGGACGATGTTGTTTCGGATGGGAGTGGCGCATAGAGGGCGAGTAAATTGTTTCCCAACCCCATCGCCTGACCAGGATGAACGAAAACGAGGCTCATGCCCTATTGCACCACGAACGGGGTTGGATTGACCGTCCGTGCACTGCCGTCGAGACCTTCTCCCCAAGTATACCAGCTACCGGCCGCCGCGGGGGTGGGCACATAAGCACCCCACAGACTGTTATTGACGAGTGTCGCCGTAGTCCAACTCGATGGCGGCGTGGTTGCCGATAGCGAAAAGCCGAACTGGACCGGGGAAGCTGCGGGGGAAATCTGGGCGTTGACGCCGATTGCCCCGCTTCCATGAGTATAGCTTCCGCTCGGAAGCAGGTTGAATGTGATGGAACTTACGGAGCCTGAGGCAGACAGGGTCACGGCACTGACGGTGACGGATGCGGACCCGGCACCAGCGCTATTTACGCCGATAATAGAGAAATCGTAGCTAGTTGCTGCCGAGAGCCCGGAGATGGTGTCTCCCGTTCCGGTGACACCTGAGACTGAGAACGTCCAACTCGATGAACCGGTCACTCTGTATTGAACTGTAAAGCTGGTGGCTGCGCCGGTACCCGTCTGAGATGACCAACTAAGCTGGATGGAGCTACTTGATGTCGGGGTCGCCGCCAGACCGCTCACCTGAGTTGGCAGGGTTGGCAGCACAGCACTTGCTGTCACGACAGTCAGTATCGTGGAAGCGGCGCCAGCGCCGATCGCATTTTGCGCGACCACGACAATATCATAGCTCGTCGCTGATTGAAGGGCTGAAAGTTGGCAGGTTGTGGCGCTTACAACAGATGAGTTGGTCCATGATGTCGTGCCGGTGAAGCGGAATTGCACGATGTACGATGCTGTGGCACCGCCGCTCGATGGCGATTGCCAAGACACCGTGATTGTCGTGGCGGTCGTAATCGAAGTCGCCAGACCACTCACTGGGCCAGGGACAGCGGTAACCGCAATCATCGTTGGCATAGCGGCGAACGCGATGGTGCCAGCCGAATAGGTGGCACAGCAAAGTGTCGCGGACTGCCAGGGCGTCAGAACGAGGCTGCCAGTGGAACTCACAAAACCGGAACCGAGTGTTATGTTGCCGGCACTTGCGTTGATCACAGTGCAATGAAATCCACTGCCCATGTTGGTGGTCAGAGGAGTCAGGGTGATTGGGTGGCTACAAACAAGAATTCGGCCGTTGTGTACAGTAGTATCCAAGTTTGTATTTGTCGTAATCTCGACGATGGGCGCCTTATAAGTCGGCAGTTTGTTCGCCGCCCAGGCCCAGATAGCGCTAAATGTTTGCCTCACCATGACATTACTGCCTTGGGCCGCCCAGAACGTGTCCGAATCGCCGGCGGGTCCGGCGGACTGAGCCTGATCGATTGTGATGCCGTCAAGGAAATTGCTGTACGCGATTGCATAGTCTGATCCAGCATGGCTTACAGCAACCAGATCCTGTGCCGCCAACCCCGTAACGGTCTGCAGCGCACCGATAGAGCTTTCCGATACGACAGTGCCTGTAGTCGTGGCTTCGGCCAAAGTCGATATAACGCCATTTGAATCTATAGTGACGTTCTGGCCAGCAGAGAACAATTCGCGCAGAAGGGAAGCCTGCATGAGCATAGGGCTTCCCTGATTGGAGATCACCAGGTCAGATCCGATAGGGAGGCTAGAAATTATCGGAAATCCGGAATGGTCCAATCCATTAGCGACCAATGTGCTGTTGGAAAGGGTTATCCCGACCCCGACATCGACTTGCTCCGGCCCACCCGGACCGAGACTTGTTCTTCCCAGAAGGGACGACGAATCCACGATGATCGCGGGCTGGGTCGAGGCCAGAAGCGCTCCTACCGATGCAGCGCAGACTGAACCATTCTGGCTTATCGGAACCTCGTCGGCTGCCGAAACTGATCCGGCCGAGGGTAATTGGGATATAGTTGGCATTTATGATCTCGACTCGAAAGTGCGCGAACGTGACGGTGCTATTAGGCGGCGACTACGGAGCCACTACATGAAGAAATCCAGTGCTGGCTGTCGAAGAAGACCTCCACGCCACTTCCGGCTCCTGCCGCTTCAGTGGGTTTTCGCCCGTTTGATGCGAAAGCCTTGGCCCCCGCTGACCTACCGGTTGGCAGATTCACAACGGTATAAGACGCCAGTACGAGAGGCCCCGAAAACCGCGGCGAAACAGCATTTGTCCGAAAGAGTTCGCGCCAGAACGAGTTGCCATCCGACATGACATGATAACGGTCATTCAAATTAAGAACGACAGGACCACAGTCGATTCCGTCTGTTCCACTCGTCAGGATGCTGACTGCGCCTGCCCCAATCACCGAAAATGTAAATCCGGTTCCCGCCGCAACAGTGCTCGCCGGTGGTAATGTGATCGAGTAGGGGGTGGCACCTGTCAGGAAAATCATCATCCCTGCGGTGTAATTCGGGACCGAGTTCGAGCTCGAAAACTGTTGTGACCAGCCTACAGAGATACCTTTTCCCACTATATAAGTAATAGTACCCTGATGCCATTGAAGAGTACCAGTTGCACTGTCATATGCCAACGTATTACTGTTCGTGCCCTCAAAGGCGATTGCCTGGCCGGCGGACATTTTGATAACCGGAGCATTGTTGATCGCCCGCGCGAAGGTCGTATCTAGCACGGCATTTGAAAAAGGGATACAAATGCTGAAGATTGTTTTGGCACTTCCCGCACTGGTGCCAAGATTTACGCCAATTATCGTGCCCACCTCGACGGGCGGACCGGACGAGTTGGATTGACCAATGACAAGACTTTGGATGCACCGGACGTTGGCGTCGTCCAGCCCATTGCCGTACCAGTCCATTTCGACTGTGAGAGATGCATTTGTCACGCTCGACGGTTGGCCCGTTACGTCGTGGTATTCGATACAGGCCGCCCAGAGTTGTGGTGCAGGTAAAAACGAACCGTTGGATCCGGTCGCCGCTGATTGCCGGATCGTCTGGATGTAGCGGCCAACATGTTGAGCCGGGGTCGCGGCATAGGGGGTCTGGGTTCCAGCCCAGATCAAGCGATCGAGACCTCCCCACACATAAGTGCCAGGGCTGTTATAGATAATCGTGTCGGCGCGAACGTTCGCCACGACCACGCCATTGGTCCCGTTATTGTGATTGACGATATAGGAGGACTGATTAACCGCAAAATCGGTCGTCTGCGACGCACCTTGGGATGTTGTATAACCAGAAGGCGCGTTGCCGACGACAAACCCCGGCAACATAAGATTGGTCGGGCCTCCGCCGTTCGGGATGGCCGCGCCAAGGGGTGTCCCGTCAGGCAGCACTGTTCCATCAACCATCCACTTGACCCGCTTTGTGAGGGAGATTCCCCAGCCGCCCGGGTCCTGTAGGACAGTTGTGCCATGCGGAACGTAAATAGCGCCACCCGCCGGCGCGGCTTGGTATGCTGCCCGGAAAGCGGCCGTGTCGTCTGTTACACCGTCGATTTTGGCGCCGAATGGCGGCAGCATCACGTTGATGACACCCTGAGAATTGGGGTTTGCATCAACGTATGACCTTGTAGCTGCGTGCAAAGGAGTCGTTGGCACGCCTGCAAGGGTAAGCATCCCGGTCAGGGAGCCTCCCGACCGAGGTAATGTGCTTGCGACCTGTCCATCAACATATTGCTTGGTAGCCCCATGCAGCGCTGCTGTCGGAGATGCGGCCAATGACAGCAGTCCGGTTAGCGATCCACCCGTGACTGGGAGTGCCGTGCCGATCTGCGTATCCACATAGTGTTTGGTAGCTGCCTGTCCGGAGTTAATCGGGTCTCCACTAAGTGTAAGATTTCCCGTAAGGCTGCCGCCGGCCCGTGGCAGCGAGGTAAGGACCTGCGTGTCGACGTAGTTTTTTGTGGCAGCCTGAGCCGATATCACCGGGTCGGCTGCCAGGATTAGTGTGCCGGTCAGGGTGTCGCCGGTGCGTGACACCTTCGTATCAGCATATTGTTTCGTCGCAGCCTGGGTTGCGATAGTGGGGGTGCCTGCAAGAATCACCGGCCCTGTGAAGGTGCCGCCCGCCGTGGTTAACGCTGTCGAAAACTGATTGTCGATATATTGCTTCGTTGCCGCTTGCAGTGGAGCTGTTGGGTTTGACGCTAAATAGAGGGCCCCTGTTAAAGTATCACCGTTGCGCATGAGGTGCAGATCGACATACTGCTTTGTAGTTGCCTGCAATGGTACCGCGGGATCAGCTGCCAACAGCAGCGCTCCAGTCATCGATGACCCGGATCGAGAGATCGACCCCGCGGCCTGTGTGTCCACATAGTTCTTTGTCGCGGCTTGGGATGTCAGCACTGGATCTGCCGCCAAGATCAAGGCTCCGGTCAGCGTATCGCCTGTCCGTAGAATTCTCTGATCGACATATTGCTTTGTGGAAGCTTGGGCATTGCTGGTGGGATCGGATGCCAGGAACAAACCGCCAGTCAACGTGCCGCCGGACTTCGGCAAGGATACGGAAACCTGTGTATCAACATAGTTCTTTGTCGCTGCCTGCAACGCAGACACAGGGTCTGCCGCCAGAGCAAGCACACCCGACAGGGTGTCGCCCGTCCGGGCCAACTTTAAGTCGGCATAATTTTTGGTTGATGCCTGCAGGGAGACTATGGGGTCAGCGCTTAAGAGCAGAATTCCAGATAGGGAACCACCGGCTGTCGGCAGCATGCCCGCAGCGATGGCATCCGCATATCCCTTCGTCGCGGAGTCCAATGGGTGCTGTGGAGCCGCCGAAAGCGTCAATACTCCGGACATTGACCCACCGGACAGCGGCAAGGCGCTGACGACCTTCTGGTCGATGTAGGCTTTGTTTGCCGCGTGTCCTGACGCGGTGGGTACGTCGATCAGGGTAAGATTGCCCGTCACGGTTCCCCCCGAAACCGAAAGCATGTTCGCCGTCAGTTGGGCAAGCGACTGACCCGTGCTCGTGCCGGTTGGCGTGACCAAAGCCTGCGATAGATCGATATTCGCGATCTCTGAGAGACCATTCAGGAGTTGACCATATGTAACGGCAACATTCGTACCGGCCTGCGACATGGAAATCAAATCGCCACTTGCGGGCACAGTTCCGGAAGGAAGTGCCGTAACGACGAACGGCGAGGCGATTGCCGCCAGCGTAGAACCGTTGAAGCTGAGATTCTGGCCGACCGTAATAACTTGCGGAGATCCCATGCCCGTCCCAATCCGACCGAGCAATGAACCTGCGGGTAATGTTAGTTTTGACTGGGAACCATTTAGAATCTGAGCGCGTGTGACTTTCCGTGCGATGCCCGCCTGGCTAACAATGAATTCGTCAGCGTCAGAGGCCGAGTTGGCGGGAGCAAGTTCATCAATTGTCGGCATGGATACTCGTTCTCCGGTCCCCATGATTTTCTGGGGACACCTGATCCGAAGGATGGACGCGGCGGCGGGTGCGCAAACTCAAAGATTGGAAAATAGGGTCAACTGCCTGACAGAACCGGATTTCCATTTTGATCGGTAAGCACAACACCGGCCGCGGTTGTTAGCGCATTGGGCGGAATCGCAGGAACGGAAAGCAAGAGCACGGGCAGCAAGATGCTTCTCTGAAGTGATCGGCCATTGATTGTGGTTATGCCAAATGTTATAGTATAAATGGTGCCAGCCTGACCCTCCGAGAGCCAAAGTATAATCCGGCTGCCATCCGCTGTTGTACTCCGAATGACGAGATCACCGGGTTCAGACGGAAAGACACTGACCGATAATGTTGCAATCCCGTCCCCATCGTTGCCAACGATTGCTGGCCCAATATCCAGGATATAGTCCAGAATGTCGCCTGGGTCTTTCGTAGGCCAGTTCAGTGGAGGGGGCGCTATAGCGGAAGTGCCACGAGGAACTGGAATAAAAGAATCTATTGTCACCAAGCGCGCGCTGCTTGGTTTCCAGACATGACTTACTGTCGTCGACATAAAAAACCCATTCTTATTAGCATTCTTTAACAGAAATTTTATTGGGCCAAAAGACCCTGAGCCCCGAACCGGTCGGCTTCTGACCTAGATGACCGCGATTCCCACAGGCACATAGTGGGACCAATTTCTTATCTCAGCGTCAGACGATACCGAGAGGGGAGTGCGTAGACCTACCACCTAATGACAACCAAACCGCTGCCGCCAGGCGCCCCGTCGAACGCAGTATTAAGAGTGGCGCCCGTGCCGGCACCGGCCGCTCCGCCGCCTGGAAAGGTCCCCGCATTTCCTGTCGTTCCGCTGTTTTGGGTGCCACCCATGGGCGATGCGCCGCCCATGCCGCCCTGATTTTGTATGCCTGCTTGACCGGCGGACCCGGTGAGATTCACATCACCACCGACGCCAACGCCTGGCGGTGTGGCACCATTCGAGGGCGCTGAGATCGTTGCGAGATGATTTAGGCTTCCCCCAGTCGCGTTGACAAATTGACCGAAGCTGGACGCGCCTCCACCGCCTGCGATGGCGCCGCCGGCGGTTCCTGCTGTCCCACCGATGCCGACTGTCACGGGAACAATCTGACCGGGAATTAGACCGGTGGTGATGAGTTTTCGGGCGTAACCACCACCAGACCCGCCGCCGCTTGGCAACCCCGGGACGGACGCATAGCTTCCCGACCCGGCCCCCCAAACTTCGACCTCGACACGGGTCACGCCCATTGGAACGGCAAAATTCCCATTACTGGTAAAGCTTTGCACACCAGATCCAAATCCAGGTCGTAACGACGGCAGCTTCCAGAGCAAAAAGGGAGCGGTCGGAATGACAGTGATGTTGCCGGCGGTTATTTGCGTCTGGGCGTACGAAACGGTGATCTGATAAAGCCCGATCCATCCCGCGTCCGCTGCAGGCGTGGTCTGGCTACCAGTATTGCCCGGAAGACCCTGCTTAAGCTGCAATTGGACGCGTTGCGTCCGTACAGTATTTTGCGCCGATCCCGAATTTGACGGCCCGCTGAATGACTGCGCCGGGTTGGCGGCATTATAGTAAGGCAGGACGACAGGGTTGGCGTCAGCCTCCTGAAACGAGGCCTCGACGACATAATTGATCGACTGTCCAACGCTCGCCGGCGCGGTTAATCCGAAAGTCGTTGGTCCGGCATTTACACCCATCTTAATGATCAGGTCGGTGAGATCGGCAGGGACCGATCCGTAGGCCAAGGCGTCAACCGGACATAGCTGCGTAATGCTGCCCGGTCCAATGACGATATTCATGGCGGCGGGGCTTGTCGGTTGACATGCCAATCCGTCGGCAACCGTGTTTGTGCCGAGCACGGCCTGAGCCAGAAACCCCAAGCCAATCATCATGTTCCTGTTAACAGACAAAAGGTCGGTATCCAGCGGAATGCTACCGGGATAAATGATATTGCGATCCATGCGGGCTGTTCACCACTTCCTTGGATGAGATTAAATGATCCGTAGCCAGGCCACTGCATTGACGGGAAGAAGACTGGATAAAGTTGTCTGAATGTCTGCGTCGGTTACGTGCCCCGGCAGAAGAGAAAGGTCGATATAGCTGATCGCACCCTGACCGTATCCCCCGTTAGACGTGCCGTAACCCGCCAACATGCCGACACCCGGGGTCGCTGGACGCCTAGCCGTAACAAAGAACTGGAGCGGTAGCTTCAGACTTCCCCAACCGCCAGTGAGACCATAAGCCATCCCGGTGCCTGGTATATTGGACATTCCCTCCGAGGCACCATACGCACCTGTGTCCATGCAATTCGCAGGCTCGAAAATGGTCGGCGGGGCACCAATAAGGTACTCTAGTCCGTCAGATACGGCGTAGCGTGTGGCAGCCTCTCGCAGCAATGCTGCTTGAATGCGACTCCTGTAGGCGAAATCTGCTTCATTCGTCTTCCGATCAAGCTTGTGCCCGAAGTAATCACTTGCGATCAGATCAAGCCATTTGTCGGTAGCTGTCGCGAGTCGGGTTTGCGTGATTACATAAGTAATTAAATTGTAGAGCCAAACCCAGGGCGTAGCGATGCTGGTCAGCAAAGCATCTAGATTGGGGCTTTGCTCCGAGAACCAACGTTTCGGAAGAACCGTCCGCAATCGGGAAATGAAATCGGAGAGGTCACCCGTCATTAGTGGTAACCATCACTTGGCCAGCCTTTATAACGGTTCCCGCGGGCACGGCAAGATCTGCGATCGAGCCGTTCAATTGAATTCCAATGACATTTTCTATACCAGTGCCGGCAAGATAGGCGTTCTGAGCTACGCGGGTGACCGATGCGCTTCTGCCGATAGGTAGACTATTGAGGTAAATGGCAACGTAATTTTGAATGCTTGGGATGCCAAGGGAGGCGGTCGTGGAAGAGTTCAGCACGGCTGTGAGCGAAACGCTCACAATCAGGACCTGCGGGGGCACAACGGCAAAAGTCGTTCCAACGGGACGCACAATATCGACGGCGGTGGCAATAGTCGACAGCAGATCGGAGGACGGATAGCCAGTTCCATCATCGACGATGACCAGGAGAGAGCCGACTTGCGCGGTTCCGTCGGGGGCAGTATTTTCCTCAATTGCTACATCTAGGCCCTGCTGAATGTTAGCGATCGCGTTTTGTACCGCAGTGAGTGTCGCTCGTGATCGACTGGCCAAAAAGCTTTGAAATCGCTTTCGAAATGCCGGGTCGCTTTCGGAATTGGCCCCATCCGAGATTGGGTTTGCGTTGTTGACCTGATCGACGCCGGGTAGAGATGCTGCGATTACGGTTATCGTACCCGCCAGGACGTTGCCCATCGATCCGCCAGCCGTGCAAACCACTGGTAAATCAGCCGAACTCACGCCGACGGGCAGGACGTACGCTGAAACACTGGGCTGCCAGATTGAAAGCGACCGATCTTGTGTGACGGAAAAACTCAGAGACCCGTCAGTTGTCTTGACCGTCGTCCCGATTGGAATAGTAGCGGACAGATTGTTTACAAACCGCGAAAAGGTTACAATGCCCGTGGATGGGACTGCCGGAAGGCGCGTCAGCCCAAAATCCAGCATCCAGGAATCCAGATCGGATCCGTTGGATGTTGAGGCCCGAGTAGATGCCAAAACCTGAAGGACAAGCCACTGCAACCAAAGAACGACAGAAGCATTTGCCTCGAATATAGCACGAACGACGGAGCCGACCGATACGTCAACTAGGCTCGAAGCAGAACTTTGCAGTGCTGCCCCCATGTCCTCGACAAGCTGCGAGAACGCCTTGAGATTCAAGTTCATACCAGATCAACCCGTAGAGACGTTAAGCTGAACCGGCGCCATGGAGGATGGGTCTGCATAGGAAATAGTAGCGACGACATATCCATTGGCGGCATCGACGACACTCGCACTGATCTGTGGAGGCGGCGTCGTCGGCACGACGGTTTCCATGGCGAGTTGCGTTCTCACGATCGCCTCAATGTCCGCTGGGTTGGCCGGCCTACCCACGAATTGAGCCAATCCGCCGCCGTAGTCTAGGTTCCAGAGGTAGTCGCCTGCATTTGTAAGCAATCGTCGACAAACGCGCTGATTGACTACGTCGGAGCCAGTCGAGAGGGCCAAATCGCCTCCGCTACTTACTACCAGATCATTACCCCATTCGTGAAATATATCGTACATATTTGCTAGTCCAAAGGAGATGGTGCACTGGTTGTTCCGTTTGGCGCCGAATGCGTGTGAGAATTGTAGTGCGCTCGCAGGGCTGACAGAGGTCCATGCTGGTCGTATACATCGCCTTGGACATGAAGGTCACCGTTTATGCGAATGGTCCCATCGTTGCAGAGTTTGAGGAAGCTGCCACTCTGGTGCATAAGCCAAAACTCGCCACCTGGCGCCGCCGGCGGCATTTGCTTATTCGAAAAGCTTCGTCCAATGATGATGCCCTGCTCTACATCACCTTCGTGTGGAACTAGAAGCACCTGATCACCCGGATTGGGTGGGCACACCATGCCCCATCCGCTTCCGACCCACTGTGATAATACTGGAAGCCATCCGGATAAAACGCCGTCGGGCTGTATAAGCACACGAGCGGTGCCTTTTTGAGAATTCACCGATGTTACGATGCCAAATTTTATCTGTCCCGACGATTGATCCAGGCTTGCTGCATGAGATTTTATCGCGTTCGATAGTCTTTCGATCATGATTCCTCGGTATCAAGCCAGAATTATGGCATAGATGAGCAGAGATCAAGCAATAATGGCGCGAATAATCTGGCTAGAGCCCGATGTTGTACTGTAGTGACGTTCGATGTTGTCGACTTTATATGTCGTATCGAACAGTGAACTTGTCTCGTCAATCAAGATTTCTGTCCTGGGTGACAACGTAAGATCCCATGGCATTTCGATGTGCAGTACTATGCCTAGGCGGCTCAACTCGGCGGCATAGCGTCCAGCCGAGTCAGTTACTTGCTGAGATGTAAAATTCGATGCAGAAAAGAGAAATGGTTGATCTTCCGACGTCGAAGGCGTCTGTGTCGCGCCAGCACCACCGCTTGCGCCATTGCTGTCATAGGATGCCATATTTTGGGAATTCCACGACTGAACCCGCGCTGTCGTGCTCGACGCTATGGTCAGAGTTCGCTCGAAGCGTATCGTCTTGACATCGCGAAGGGCAATGTGGACGGGCGCGTTACTCGACGAGGTCGCGGGTTGGAAAAACAATTCCGAACCAAGAACAAAGACGTCGAAGCTGTTTTCACGGGCGAGCTGCACCATCAGATCCCAATCTGACCGAAGGCGCGAAAACTGCCCAAGCGACAGTCGCGTATAGCCGTCGCCATAATAGCGTCCCACACTGCTGGACGTTGCAGTGACAACCGGCGTGAGACCGTGGTGCAGTGCTATGGTCGATGCGACTTCTGAAGCCGTCTGGTTCACAAAATCCTGTTGACGATAGGCATCGATCATAGAGGATGACAGGTCTCTTCCCTCGATCGCCACCGTCCCCTGTATGGGGTCGACGTGAATTGTATCGATCATGCCGCTGATCAGGCTCTGCAAGGTCGGATCGTACGGGGTGGTAACGCCAATTTCGACATAGGCCGACGACAACGACGACCAGAAGGCTATATCGCCCAATGGCAACGGACCCATGGCGAACGTCAGAGCATATGAGTCTGACGAGAAGCAGTTACTCGTCACGATAGATGCGTGGAGCAATCCTTGGATTGGACTCCCGTCCAAAGCAATCTGAAACTCCTTCCCTTCCGTCGCTATGCTGGGCATTTATTGGGGCCCGATACCGTCGGAGAAAATCGACGAAAACGGAGGGATCGCAATCTCATTTTGGCCGGAGAGCATCGGGTCGATCAGATTATTGGCCCGCGCTATATTGGCCCATTGCAATGCGCTCCCGAGTTGTCTGGCGGCAAGTTCGAACAAATTTCCGCCGATCGTGGTTATCGTCTTCACGTCAGTTCCCTGAGCCATTCAGATTTGTTCCGATGCGGCCTACGTAAGATCCAGCATTGACCGCCGCCGCCAACAATCCCGCACTGCTTACCGTCGCGGAGAGCATCAGGCTAAGACTGTCAGGGTCGGCGTTTGTTCCCACCGGCGCACTAAGCTGTGCGGACTGTAGGGTGATTTGGCTATTGATGGCGTCTAGCGTGACCCCAACCGCAGCGACGGCCTGTGCCTGGTCCGATGTGCCGGTCGTCAACGCATTCGTATTGGAAAGGGCGGTTTGCAGCGAAGCGAGCGAGATCGTTGAATCGGCGACCGCGGACAATGCGTTCCCAAAGTCCGCCGATATCAAAGCCGACAGGGTTGACATCTGCGTGGTCGCTGCTCCGGCTTGATGGGCGACGACGCAACTCACCTTGTAGGGAATCCACCAGGGGCTGTGATAGTCGGCAACGAAGCTCTTCACGATGACTCGATGTCTGAATGATCCCCAGGTCAGCCACACAATTTCGCCCGATAAGCGTAGGTTGTCGAATGCTCGGACCCTGGATTCGGCGTTGGCTCCGGAAAATGTTCCCTGAAACGCCACCTCGCCGTCGTCCGGCCCGAGCCGCTCCACAATCCTCCGGCCACCAGATAAATTGTGGACCGTCAACCTGTAACGACCGCCAAAGCGGACCGAAGATGGGATTTCGAAACCTTGAAGGCCTATGGGTCCGATTTGGATTGGAGAGTCCTGCAAGGTTCAGGTCGCTTCCATGAAAAAGTTCCGCAACAGAAATCGTATGTTTAAAAAGGTGCAACCCGGCTTCGTGGTATGGTAGCTCGAGGGTCTACGCCGGTCATGCCAGTGGCGGGCTTTCCCAACGCTCGTTCCAGATGTTGCACGGTCCATCGTCCAAGCGCCGAGCCGTCGATATGCAATGTCGAAACGGATGACCTGATGCGTTTGGACTGATCGCCCGCTGTCGTCGTCGCATCCCGAGCCGGTGAGGAGGACGGATATTGGTCGGTAGGACCTTGGTCCCCAGTAGGATTCTCGCTTGGCAGTTGGTGGGGGGGGACAAAGGTAATTTCACCATTATCCTTGATAGTTGGCTGCGTATCCGGATAGGGTTCAAATTCCCGGAAACTTTGGCCAAGCGAAGAAGCATGGATCGGTGCGAGTGGGATGGATTGTTTTGATCCAAATCCAATATTGTCTAAACCGCCAATCAATTGATTTTTCTTTTTGAGAGTAAGAAATTCTTGTCTGGCGGCGACCTTATGCTCGGTGTGATTTTCGAAAGCCTGCCGCGGTTTCGCAATAAAATTCGAATTCGATACCAGCCGCCACGGCGAGAGGGCGCTAGTCGGTGGGGACGCAGTCGGACTTACGAAACGACCAACGGTCGTCAAGCCCGGAATATTAATAAGCGATGCCGCTCGCTTAAGCATCGGAAGCGACAATGGCTTGGAGCCACTCGATCGTGCGGAGGTGGTGCGGTCACTCCGGGGTGGCAGGATGCCTCGGCTTGCAGTCTCCAGATCGGATGCCAACAAACCGCGGCTTGGCCGAGTGATTGTCGGCGGCGCCATGAATGATCTTGGAAAACTTACTATCCGTTGTAGACCAAGGAACCAGGCGATCCGTTTGGCGTCTGCCTTGAGCATACATGTCCCCCTTATGGTTCTCGTCTGGGCGGGACGTTATCGCGTACTTGTCATGGGCCGTGCCCACTCGAACGCCGGCCAATCAAACGTGTGGCCCTCGAGGGTTCCAAGGGCGATGACATAAGCGGCCCTTTCAGTGGTGGAAAGTGAGAACGCAACGTCGAATGGCACCCCGTTCCGGATAAGGTACAGGCAGTCAATCAGGACTGGGTGCCGGGCAAGTTTCCCACATTTGACTTCAGATCGACGGCTTCTTGCTGATCTTCGACCGCATTGGCGACCGCCGCCAGGCCTTCGTCACCCAACCGATCAATCAGGTTTTCGATTTGCAGCTCGGTCGCTGGTGGCGGTACGGGTATCCCATCAATTTCCAGAACCGAGAACGCCAAACCCGCCATGGACAGCCAGGGTTCATTTTGGGCCAGGACTGGACCAGCGGCCTTGAAGAGCCTCAGGGTATCAAGTGCCGTGAGACGTCGCAGGGTCAGGCGCCGCCCTTTTCCGTCGACAGCAGCAAAGGTCTTGACGGACGCTCTTACAATGGTTTGTGAAGGGGTGGTCATCAGATCCGCCGCTTCCGGGTCGCATAGAACTCAAGTTTCTGCTTCACGCTAGAATCGCCCTTCCAAGTGCCAGCGCTGGTCAGTTTGAATACCACGCCGTCGAACTGATAGGTCGAAACAGAGCTGTCCGTCTCGGTGATGTACTGATACATCGTACCGGGTTGGGCACCACCCCCATTGTAAAAATCTTGCTCGAGAGAGGAGATGAAGTCATCCAGCGCAGAAGTTCCTCTCTCAACCTCAAAGCTTCCTTCCCAACCCTTCGGAAGTTCGGCCCCAAGCTGGGTTCCATCAAGCCGGCTAATCCGAACTGGACTCGTGAGTTGCCGGCTTTCGAAACCGGTGACGTGACTGAGGTCGACTCGTCCGCCGGGACCCATCACTACCAGTTGAGTGTCACGGCCGATCGAGAATGCTGTCAATGCCACTGCATGATCTCCTAGTTAACCTGACCCGTGGGCAATGTCTGTCGAGAGACTTGTACGGTCTGCCCCCCTTCGACATTGACAATGAACCGCTCATTGATCGCCTGATATTGGATCTGAGAGTCTGACTGGACGTAGCCCAGGCCAGTGCGGGAAAGTGGATTATTGCTCGTATCGCAGATGACGTTGAATGGCAGCGAGCCGTCGGTGCTGCCGAGCAGACCTTGTCCAAACATGTTATTCAGAAACGACAATTGCGTCGCCCTGATCTGCTGGAACAGATTACTGTTGATAACTTGTCCCACATATTGGCCCATGCCTGCAGCCAATGTCTCGGCAATGTAATTGGTCAGACGAGTATAGTTATCCCCATCTATCGCTGCGTTCGACGACGTATTGTTTCCACCGCGGACGCCCCAATACGAGCCGCCGGGCTGAGGATTGCAGATAAGGTCAAGACCAGCACCCAGAAGTGCGCTCAGGTCGGCCGATGAATACGCTGTGTTCTGACCAGAACCGGGGGTTCCGGTGCGTTGGCTGCCGATGACCCCATATATCTGCTTATTGAGGCTGGACTGTTCCGGTGACAGATTTGCCAATCGACCGGCCGCGAAGCCTTGCGGCGAAACAAGACGGACAGTATTGTTGACTTGGTCGGACCACCACAGCCAGTCGCCGAACATTAACTTTGTAGCATAACTGTCTAAACCCGCCGCCGCCATAGTTGCAACGGCGTTCGTGATGGTATCCCCTGCAGGCGTCGTCAGGATCATGTATATCCCTTCGTCGAGCCCAAAACTCGCCTGGGTGGTCCAAGTCGAGGAACCATCGCAGTCTGCGAGCAGCCCAAGGCCACAGCCTTGTCCCCTCAACGCGTACATTCCAGTGCGACCGGACATGTCGGCACCGACCAATTGATTGCCGCCGACCTGTGTCGCTCCATCCGACCCAGCGCTCGATGCGCCCAGGCTCAGCGAGAACGGTGCAGGGGATGCGGTCGTCCCCCCTGTGCTTGCTATGATCAGGAGGGATGGCCCGCGCTGTGGCCCTAAGCCGGAATTGACCGCTGCGGCCAGACCCGTCCAAAAAGCCGCGCCGTTACCGATAAGTCCATCGTAAATCTCAGGTTCAAACCCGGACAAGAGGACCGACAGCCTCCAGGTGCTGGGTTGTGTGCCCGCCCCAAGTGTCAGAGTGATGTTGTTGCCGAGAGAGCCAGTATAGATCGCCGTAAAACTCGCGTTGGTGCCCGGAACCGCAGTGTATGCAGCAGCGTCGGTGCCGTCTGTTACGCGCACGCAGCGGAAATTCTGAGCGCCTTGTTGGACCGCAGTTGCGACCTGCGTACCCATATCGTACTTCCGGGGCACGATCGAGCCAAATTGCTGCGCATAGTCGGCCATCGACGCGACGATCGCCGGTTCATCGACAGGACCCCAGGATGCGGTCCCAACGACACCAAGGATGTTCGTCGGAACCCCGTTCAAGATCAAATTTTGCGGCGGAACGATCTGTACATATAGATCGGGCACAATCAGCGATGTTGTATTGACGCTGCCTTGCTGAGAGATTGGCACGTGGACTAACCTTTCGACGTAGTGGGCAGCGCAAACTTCGTAACGAACTTGTTGTATTCGGTGGAGAGTATATCGCTGACTTTTGAGGCATCAGCGATAATATCACCTCGAACGAAACTAAGAAAAGGCTTCGTAACCACTAGATGATGTGTCATGGAATACCTAACCGTATATAATATTGCCGTTTATATCAGAAGCACCAAAAAGCATCGATGGTTGCTGTAATATCGTGATGGTTGGGTATTCGACTGTGTAGATCAAATCCCGTCGATACAGCAGAGCATTCTGGGCCTGATCGTAGCTGGTGGTATTTCGATAGATGACCCGGGCGTTGGCATCATCCGGGAGAACCAGGAAGCTCATTTGATCGATTGCCGCGTCGATTGCGGCGGCAACGGAATCCCGGATAGGCGGGGTCGGACACCAGCAAATGATTCGAAGATCCTTTTCCTGACGGCGGCTTTCGAACGAAGTCGCATTGTCACAGACAACTCTGACCTTGATCGAACCAGCACCTGGTAGGGCTATAGTAAATCCCTGAGCCGTCGCCGGACGATCAGCCTGGATCAGTTGATTCAAGTTTGAAGCGACAAGACCTGGGGTATCGCCCTCCTGAATTCGATAAGCATAAGCTGCCCCATCGATTAGCACGCCGACGACATCTCCCACAGCGGGGCTACCTGATATGATGACAGTTTGTTCTGACGTACTGGCCGTTACGCCCGGCTGCGCCGACGTGGTCTGCCACTCGGGCAGATATCGGGTTGTCGTCCGCCCCGAATCGTTGTCCGTCACGATCGTGACGTTGACCGCGCCGGCGCTGAGATCCGTGTTCAAAGTCGCTGAATTTGGCCAACCGCGATAGACACGACAAAGTGCGCCGATGATGCTGGCGTGAGAAGAGCCGGCTGGATATAAGATCGAAGTGATAGTGTTTGCGACTGCCTGTTCAACGTCTGAGATGTCTGCCATCAAGTGGTTGCCATTTTCGCGCTAATTCGCCATCCCAAATATGTCAGCTCGGATCCAGCGATGGCCGCCGTTCGATTCAGATCGTCAGTGATCAGATCGCCCGGAGATAGTATAATGTGAGCAATGGCGGGAAGGAGGACGTTCCAATAAGGAATCGCCTGATCCGTCGGCAAATCGGTCGCTGAGGCGCTCGATCTATTTTCACCCAATACACTTGCAGGCCACCCCTCCATCAGTGGAGCCGAATTGCCTGATGTGTAGCCGCCATATGCATTGCTAGCGGTAATCGTTTGCATGTTGGGCCGGACGATGGAAATGATACGGTTAGCCTTGACACACAAGACGGGCAGGAGGGGTTCTTGTGAGGCGACGAAGAAGTTTTCTGTCTCTAGAACTAGGTAATCGCCTGCGCGCGTGTAACTGGCATCAAAAATTCCGCGCCAGAGTGGTTCGCCATATACATTTGTTCGTGTGTCATTGCCCTTCGTAGAAACAAATGCCGCTGGCAATCTGAGAAATCGGTTCTGTTTGTCCAATGGGTTGAATGGTCCCACAGGACGGTACGCATCCGCCGACTGTCCGACGTGACGGGCGGACAGCCCTAAGCCTAAATACAGGCGATCCTGCAGCTTCCGGCCATTCATTGCTCAAACGATCAACGACGCAGTGCCGCTGGAGAGGGCAGGACCCGTTGCAACGCCGAGGAAACCGCATAGCCGCCGTCTCCATCCGTCGAAAAGTTGGATTCTATCGGATAGTTCGCTTTTGTTTCTTGTCCACATGGATGCTTGATCCGTATCCAGATTGTCTGATGCCGCCGGAACTGCCAACTCAAGCGTGGTCAGGTTACCCAAATACCGGCGAGCAATCGCGATCTCCGAGTCCGAGAGGTTCGTGAGGCGAAATTCAAGGACGCCGTAGACCTGAAAGTAGCGCCATGATTGCATGCCGGTGGGGGCGGCTCCATAGGCTGGATACCCGCAAAAGCGCCGGATATCTACCTTTTCGGCGTCTGTTAGAGGGGTCAAGCGAACGATCCGTCGCCGCGGCTGAACAGGATTGTACCCGATCCAGAAGGTGAAATCGCGGCTGCGTAGGAGATCAGGCTGTTAATCGATAGGATCAATTTGCTGCTGGGCAATATCGGCATGTCCGCAGTTGATGCTGCAACAGTCGGATCCGAACCGAATCTGATATACGCCAGGGCGGTCGTGGTATTGGTGACTACAATTGAATCACCACCGCCTGACAGAGGCGCATTCGCGGAAACGCTGCCCACCGACACGCTGATCGTACCGGTGGGGCGGAATGGACTTACGGAACCTAACGGCATGACGATTGTGCTCTTCTAACGGACTTAACCGATGTGTTCCACGATCACGGCGCGCTTGTAGGCGGCGTTGGTCGCGGTAGGAACGGTTGTCGGGTTCGTCGTCGTGTCGGATGGTGCACAGAAGCCGCCGATCCAGTACCAGGATTGTGCGATAATCTGCTGCAGTCGGTCGATTGCTTCCCGGGTCACCATTGCAATTCCATCAACCATCGTAACGATAGAATCTGCCGGCGCTACGTCCGTAGCAGCTATTCCCGCGAAGTCGCCTTCGATCAGCGCACCTTGGCCGCAGATCATCGGCCGCCGGATCATTAGGCCAGCCAGAGTCGGATGCGGTTGGACGAATGCCTCGGTCGTCGGAACGAACCGAAGGCCAAGGAAGTCATTCGTCATACCCTTCTTGAAGACCTGGTTCGCGGAAGTGGCACCTTGGAAGAGTTGCTTGAAATCCGGGTCGGCGAAAAGTTGGCGAGACGAAATCGGATCGAGATGGCAATTGTAGGCTCCCTCGATTTCAGGAACAGCATTCAGACGTAGTTTGGCAACCGCATCGAGAAGGTTGGACATCGTCAACGTATCCGAGGCCGTGATCAAGGAGCTGTTCCCGCGCTGTGATGGCCGCACAATCGTCGAACCGCTCGCTGCGGTAGCCGTACTACCGGCTGTTCCGTCCGATACAGAGACGTTGCCGGAGAGCGTTAGCACGCCGGATACACCGTTCGGTGCTGTGGATACGTTCGTTGTGTCGACCGCGGCACCGACAAGTGTATACACGTTGGCGCCGATCGTGACGGTCATCGGCGTGCTGCTGCTGACAGCCTGCTGAACACCATTGACGAACACGGTCTGGAAGCCTCGCAGGTCATCAACAGAGACCGTTGGCCCGGCACTCGCAAGCGTAGTTCGGACACGAGTATTGCCACCCAGATAGGCGCCGAACAGTGAGTTTCGGCTTAATTCGTCCAGACTGCGGGCAGCTTGCTCGCCGTTCACATAGGCGTTGTGCAGGAACTGGGACGCAATGCCGACCCGCTCGGTCACGACGTTAAGATCGGTCGTCGCTGCATAGAGATTGATGGTGACAGTGTATTGCTCAACACCCCATCCGGTCGGCGTTAGCCCATTGTCGAAGTTGGTATTCATTGCCGGCGCCAACGGCGTCGTCACGGACGGCTTCAGGCCGGCACGGGTTTTGGTCAGCGTTTCACCAATACCAACCGCAACTTTGACACGGTCGGCGCAAGCCCGATAGCCCAGACGCGACCGCAATGCCTGCGAGAATTCACGTTCGAGAAAGCCCTGCTGAATGATCGGCTGCAGCGAAACAGGGAAATTTTGAATACCCATCAATGGTCCTATCTAAAATCTGCGGGCGTCATCTTGTGTGACGAACGATCAGAATTGGAATTTCGTCACCGCGGTCCGAGCCGTGGCGTATTCTTCATCGGTCATCTCCAACGCGGTTTTCTGCCGAACCGGCTGAGATGCTGGGGCAACAGCAGCACTTGACGAAGATGCCACCCCAAACAACCAAGGTTTCGTCCGCCGGAGATCATCCATCAGCTTACGACCGCCGATTACCTTGTCGTCATTGCCTAGCCGAACAGCGGAGATGTCGATTAGTCTCAAGCCGTCCAAATCCACCATTCCGGCCCGGACAGCTTCCGTCCTCAAGTTCGCCACGACGAGACGGGATTGAAATTCGCTGCGTAATTTAACGATCTCTTCAGATTCCTTATCCGGCAGTTGGTCCGGATCGCCTTCCTGTTCGGAGGCAAGTGGCACTTCGGGCAAATCATCGTCCATTTCAATCCCGTGGAATATCATCAAGAGTTGTTGAAATCAGTCCGTCCTCGACATATTCTATGTCGTAACAAGCCGCGATTGCCTTCAAGGCAATCTCCCGGCTGATGCATCCGGCTGCAACCAATGACGTTAGTGACTGAACGTCCTTTTGGCGGTCATCCGCTGTCGTGGGATACCATCTGGGCCATTTGAGGCTCAGTGATGCACTGGGGTCTAAAGGTTCAATCGCTTCGCCCAGAACGACAAGACTGTACATTTGTGACGCACGGACAATAAGTCGGGCAAGTTGCAAGAGGCCTGATTCGCCGTAACTGGTGCGCAGATTGTCAGTGAGCCAGATCAGTCCCTGGTTCAACAACTCCAGCGCTCGGCCGGATTGCGCGGCGGTAATTCGCTCAGGACTTGCCCGATTCCCGTGGATGCTTTCAAGCGCGAGCTCACGCAGAGTACGAACATATTCAATTACCGCGGCAGAGGCAGTGCCGCCGATTTCCAGGAGGCGAGCATCGCCCTTTTCCGAAACGATAAGGGCATTGCCAGCACCTTTGATCAACTCTCCGTCGGGAAGGGCAGGGTCTTTCAACAACAAAGTCGGGTCACTACTGTATTTTAGCCCGCGACCAACTTGACTAAGCTGATAGTCGATTTCGACTTGGGTATGCATCGCCGCTGCGAAAGTGCATGCGCCATCGGCATTGTTGCCGGTCGTGGGCGAACCGGGTAAATTTCTGATCCATACGATCGGCACGACACCAAGTTTATGCGAGACAGAGCGCGATTCATCAATGATTGTGGGAAATGATTTTCCGACAGGTATTGGCTCAAACCAGGTCTCGCTTTCGTTGTCCCAGCACCGTGCGAACCAATACTGCCCATCTGGGTCATCGATCTTATAGCCGTTCCGCAAGAGGTCCGCGCCAGAGACTTTATACCGCTCATCGACCCGGGCAAGTGTATCGGGAGCTGATGGGTCCCAATTGGGTGTAAGGTACATGGTATCCAGAACATCGACGAAGATTCGGCCCTTTAGTAAGCGCAAGAGCAGCGCGACAGATCCCGTAGCGCCTCTCATAGCTGCCTGGGTCATCGTCAGGTTCAGGCGGGTTTCTTTGACGATATTGGCGAAAGCCGTGCGTACTGTTCGATCAGCGCTATCGATAGTTGGGAAATGGCCCTCGCTGAACAACAGCGAGACACTATCTTCCACGACGATGCGACACAGTGGATATCTGACGCTCGGGCGACGTTGACGTAACGGAATGTATTCTCCGGCTTCGCTTCTCTCCTCATGAAAATGATACGGAAGAACGTCATAGAGCGTCCCGTCAAGAACGTGATCCAGGATCGTTAGCTCACGGACACGCTTGGGGTAATCACTGTCATATGGGACCAAATCGCAGAGTGTATCAAACATGCGGTTCCAAACTTTAACTTCGGCGGTTGGTCAGCGGCTCAGTATCGATACGGCTATCGAACCTGGTGAGCGCGGGCGCGTCGTCAATGTGGTAAATGCGCGCACCAAGGCATCGACCTGATCGTCTTTCCTGCCCCACGGAAAATCACGCATCTCATCGAGAAGCGTTCGGCTCCATTCGGCGCGAATGATAGAGACATTGCCGGCTTCCACTTGGGAGGCAAGCGGCATGGCTCGTGTCGCCTTCGAGCCGGTTTCGCGTGATGAAATCACATGGAAACCTGCCAATTGCCGCGTCAGATACGCCATTTGACTTTTGCCGGCCTGACCTGGGTCTTCGGGGATTGCCACGATAACTTTTATGCCGTCCTTTTGCGCTGTGTTTACTATGAGCTCCTCGACCTGATGAGGCGTCCCACGGATGCGTGCGACATCCAAAATTAGATATTGGCCAGTATTTTCGCGAGAAAGCTTGATGCCCACAGTCCAATCGGGATCGTTGCGCCCGGTATTTCCGGTAGCGGCCAAGTCCCAGGCGCGAACGGTTGTTTCAGCATTACGCTCCGGCTGGACGACGGCGATACGGTCGACAGAAAATAGCCTGCCGCCAGATGGCAACGGCGTTTGCTGGAACAGGGCCGACCAGGCGCGTTCGCCTATGAGCTCACGCTTTCGCGTCAACGCGTCGTGATCTTCCCACTCAGGCCACAAAGGCGCGCCGATAGATCGGCCGAGAGGGTCATCTGCTTCCGCGAATGCAGGGAGGCGTACGACGCGCCATTCTAGCCCCGATTTTTCCAGTAGCTGGCCTCCCAGATCTTCCGGGTGCCAGCGTGTCATGATCAAAACGACTTTGCCGCCTGGTTTCAGGCGCGTTGTGATATCTGATTTGTACCAATCCCAAATATGGTCGCGCTGCCGGCCACTTTCGGCGTCGGCTTGCGATTTGATAGGATCATCGATAATGACTAGATCAGCTCTGCGGCCTGTTATTGCCCCATGGACGCCGACCGAGAGGTATTCGCCACCACTGCTGGTGGTCCACGCATCTATTGCACGCTGATCCCGGGTGACACTAAATCCAAGATATTGTTGCTTCGTTAGAATCAGTGTACGAACACGCCGACTAAAATGTTCTGCCAGGCTAAGAGAGTGGGAAGCGCTGATTACGGAAGAGCGAGGGTGTTGGGTAAACCACCATGCCGGAAAAACGACCGACGCATAAGTCGATTTGGCCGATCCTGGGGGCATCAGGATCAT